TTACATTAGGGAACTTAGTTCCAAAGATTGCTTGTCCTGGTGCTCCTGCTTGTCTACGAAATATTTTGCCAGGATATACCGATAAGTCCTGTCCAGGAACTAAATTCGTTTCGTCTACTTCTATAAGTAGGTTTGAAGATAGTGCAGCATTGTCTACTGCCATTCTCATAAAGCCATTCATTAACAGTTGGGTATCATCCATGTTCTCAGCAAGACCAATACCAAAAAACGAATAGGGGTTTAACTCATAAGGTGTCGCATGGTATGGTAATCTAGTTGGAGTAAATGGATTAAGTACTAATCTTAGTATCTCTCCATTACATATCCACGCATTGACTTGAACCTCGTCTTTATCTTCTAATTCTTCTGGGATGTCAAGATCTGCAAGTTCAGCAGTTTCAGCATCCATAGTACCCCAATACTCTAGGACTTCATAACGATCTACTTCAAAGGTAGAGTTGTTATCTTCTAATTCATTTTCCCAATACTCTTTAATATAGTTAGCCCCATTTTCTATAGCTAACTCTATACTTTCTTTTCTAAAATAAGGTCTGTTTTTTAAATTTCTAAGTTCTGATTTATTCATACGATGTCTTTCAATCGCATACTCAGAATCAGACATACTTCTAGCATCATAATCTGGGTAAAAGTTCCAGACACTAACTGATTCTACTTTTGGTATAGTTTCAAAGATAGGATCATACTCTCCATCTTCGTTCCACCTAGGATATTCTTTATCAAAAGCAAAAGGCCCTTTAAGAACACCTGTACCAAACAAAGACATATCAAAAGCAACAGATCTTAAATGTTTACTAGCATGAGATTCTTCTAATTGGTCATGTATTTTTTTCTCCATGCCCATTGCAGCTTTTTTAGCTGGTTCAAAAGTAAAAGATGTAGGAGTTGCACCTGCACCTTCTTGGAGTTCGTCTTCAATGCTTTTTAGTGCATCTTCATACGCACCTACTTCTTTAAGAATATCTTTTCTTTTAACAGTACTAGATTTCTTTCCAGTAATTTCTGCTATCTTAGCTTCAGTTGGTTCTTTAGGATCAAAATATGCAGATTCTAAAACATTATTAGGAAGAATTGTTGCATTAATACCTATAGGAAATTTATTACCTGCAAATAAAACATCTATAATTTGTGCGTAAGCAGCTAAAACTTTAGTCTTAGTTATTTTAATAAATGCCCTAGACTTTTCAGTATCATTAAACTGAACATCAGTAGAATAAATACCACGATAATTCCTGTAGGAGTTTAGCCAACGATTTTCGTCAGAATACCTACTATCTTTAGATTTATTAAATTTACTTTCAATATAATCTACTAAGCCAGAATAAGATTGGTTTTGATTTTCAACATCCCCACTTTCATCAAGAGCTATTACTGAATCATTATCTTTCTTTGCATCAAAAGATAAATTTTCGTCATCGGTTGGTTTTTTTACTAATGCCATAATTTTTTAATATCCAAAGGTTGTATCGGCAGGTCTCCATTTATACTCTGGTTTTTCCCTGTCGAATAAAGATACAGTTCTTGGTCTTGTTTGGATTCCATACCTAATACTATCGTAGGCGTGATCTGAAGCATATCTCTTATCAATATCATCAGTCCCCTTTGGGTCTGAAGGTATAACAGGCAAATCAGAAATAACTTGCCTACAGTTTTCAAAAAAACAAATACCAGGCATATCTGTTACTTCGTCTACCTTTAATAATTCATGTAGTCTATTTTTTCCTGCTATCCTAGAACCTGCTGTTCTATCTGAAGGTCTCCACCTGACTCCTTCAGCCATCATCTCTTCTGCAATACTAGGCCCAAACTGACCTCGGTTATGCCAACAAGAAGAGTCTAATACACCATACGCCATTTGTTCTTTAGCTTCTGTTTCTATTGCTAAGATCCTTCTAGCTAAATCTCTTGCTGTATGTTTAGCAACATATAATTCTCTATAAACAACTAGATTTTCGTAAGCAGGGTCAATAGCGTACCAATGTACTGCACTAAAACTAGCGTACCCAAAGTCGCAAGACCTGAACCTAGTCCAATCGTAAGGTATTTCAAAAGGTTCGACAACATGGACACTATTTTTAAACTCTGAGAAAGCAGCACCTTCTGCTACTGACCAGTCCCCTTCTAGGAGTTGCCTTCTTTGCATCTCTGGTAAAGAGAGCAAGTTAGCTTCATAAGCCCCATCTCTAACTAAGTATGGGTTATCTTTTAATTTAGCCGGTATAAACTTTCTGTCAAATAGTGTTTGACCAGCTTTTTCATGTCCTTCAGGATACTCTAATACTTCTCCTGTGTCAATGTCAGTTGCAGGGAAGCTCCTATTTTCTGGAGCTGGTTTAATAAACATTTCCCTTACCCAATTATGCCCAGGGCCACCTGGGTTAGTTGTTGCCCTCATAAAGATTGGAAGCTCTGGATCTGTAGTTCTTAACCTAGATCTCATATAATTCCAAGCAAAAGGCGTTGGGTGTTGAGTTAATTCATCAAAACCAATGTAACTAAACGCTTGTCCTTGATACCTTAAACAATCTTCATCCCTTTCTAAGTAAGTAAGCCATAATCTAGCTCCACTAGGGAAAATCCATTGGGATTTCTTTTCCCCCCACTTAGCACCTGGGAAAGCTCTAGGATATAATTCCTGAGTCTTCCAGATCATCTCTCTTAATTCATCGTTTGTCCTTCTAAGGATCAATCCATTAAAATTCTTATTATGGAAATACCTCATGGGGTCGGCTATTAAACTATAAGTTTTTCCACCCCCAGCACTACCACCATATAAAACTTCTCTTTCGTTTGCTGCGAGAAATTCTGTTTGTGGCCCCGGATTAGGTTTAAATAATATTTCTTTATGTTGAGGTATAGTATCTATACTCTCAGTACCACCTAACCCATTGGGTGCGACACTATCTGTCGCTTTAGTAATCTCTTTTAATTTTTTGTTGGCAACAGTAACTGATCGTTTTCCTGCTGCTCTTTTTTGTCGAAGTGCATACTCTTCCTTCGCCTTCTTTGTCTTAGGAGTATTTTTCTTCTTTCTTTCCGATAGTTTCTTTGCCCTTGGGTTATTTTTAGTATCTCCTCTAAAACGCTTCCAAATATTAGACAAGCCCTGATGAGAAATAGTATGACCTGATTCTTCAGATAACCACCTTGCAGTTTCTCTTAAAGAATTACCATTATCTAAGTACGATAAGGCTATACTTACTTTCTCAACTACCTCTTGAATAGGCTCAAGAAGTAATGGGTCTTCTGTATTCGCTTGATACCCATAAGGTATCTTAGCTGTCGGATTGGGGCGAGTTTTACTCTCCCACTTCTCCTGTATGATTATCTTCTGAGTCATTTTCCTTCTTCGGTGGCAATATGAATAACCCCCCTGTATCTGTGGTTACTTGTATTTGTTCTTTCTTGACAAGCCCTGTCCTATCTAAAATTTGGGTCGCTGCCGAAACTGCGTTTCGTGCACCCATCTGTCCAGGATCATCTAATACATCTACCATACTAAATGTAGCTTTAGGGGCGTTCATTGCTAGTAACAAAGAAGATCTTTCTACTATTTCATCTTTTAGTGAACTTACTATTTCACTTATCTTAGTATTCTCAGAATATCCAGCTATATTCATAGCACCACGAATATTGCCTTTGGCTTCCCCACACAGGGCTTCCAAAAAGGCTTCTTGTTTTTCTGTTAATTTTTTAGTTTCTTCTACCACTTTGTTTTATGACTCCAATATCTTGCACTAAACTTATCTGGTTTAGCATCTTGAGCATTATGTCTAGCATAATAAGATTTTTTTCTTGCTTTATCTTTTGCACTCTTAGGGTTTTTACCTGCCCCTGTAACGCCTTGCTGTCCAAATCGAATTAGCTTTAATTCATGCCCTTTTTGGGCTAATACCACATGAGACTTTGTTTTATGTCCTGGAGTTTTTTTAGGTTTATTAACTCCTTTTAGCCCATGTTTTTTAAGCATTGCTGCTCGTCTATTCTCATGAGCCACGATCTATGCCTTTTTTGTAGTTTTCTTTTTCTTTTTAGGAAACCCAGCCTTCATATTTGCATACGCTTTTTTAGTTATAGTAGATTTACTTTTAGGTCTACTTGTACCGGCTTTTTTTCGTTTGTTAATATTTTTATATAAAGACATACTTACTTTTATCGTCTAATTTTAAAATTTAAGGCAATAATATCTAAATACCCATATAACTTAAAATCCACCGATCATCTTTCTCACTAGGAGTGTAAGCAGCAATAATTGATGCTATTGTAATTATATAAGTACAAGTTGTTATTAAATCAAAAATAAATTCCATATTCTATTCCCTCGTTAGGTCAAAATTATAATTATAACCTTTTATCCACATTACCAATAAGTATCGTTGTCCTTTTGTTACAGCAAGACCTCTATGCTTATTAGTAAAAGAATCAAAAAATAAAGCTGTTCCATTTGGTAAAGGTTCAACTATACCTCGATTCAAAAATTCTGTTCCCCCACCTTCATACTCTCCTGTATTGAGTGGGACTACGACTGAAACATCCCCAGCACTATCAAAATGATACGATATTTCAGAGATCTCTCTAGGACTGTAATTAGCTATTTGTATAGTAGCTTCATAGTAATTAGGTCTTCCCCACAAGTGGTTAAACATAGGTACTAAATTTTCTTTTACAGCTCTAATAATTAAATTATAAATACCTGGTACTTTTTTAAAGTTAAACTCAGGTACTTGAACTGATCCACCCTCTGTAGGGTTTACCTCAAAGGTATCTCCTTTTGTACTTAGTCTTATAGACTCTTCTAATAATTCTTTACAGAACTCTGTACTTAAAAAAGGAGTTGTATAAACTCTTGGGATAACCTCGTTATACTTTTGTATGTTTGGGTTATCTTTATCAATTACAAAACTAGCATCATAAGATGTTAATTTTTTGTTTTCGCAGATAATCTGCTTTCCAGCGTAATACGCATCTTCAATATTCAATAGTAAGGCCCTTTCTAAAAAGTCAGCAGTACTATTATTATAGCTATTATTAAAACTATTTTAAAGACTCGCATCATTTGTTGGTACTTTTTGTCTGTGGGTATTAAATTTACTTTCTTACAAAATTTAATAGGGTTAAACTTTTTACCCATACATTATTTGTAAGACTTTTTCTTTTTCTTCATCATGGTCATGCCACCATAAGCCTTAATTTCGTCTTTCTTTTTTAAAGATTGAACAGTTTTAGCTTTAGATCCTTTTTGAGCACCCTTCTTCATAGACTCAGTTTTTTTCTCAGCAGCTTTCTTAGCGTCAGATTTCTCTCTACGCTCTACCATAGCTCCTGTGCTTAACCCCATCTTTTTAAGTTTTTGCTCTCTATCTTGATCTTTAGATAATCGGCTAGTGTTAGAAACACTTTGATACCCACCACCCATGTTAAAACCTTTATGGGCTTTGGTTGACGCACCACAATTTGCTTTTTCAACTTTTAGTTTCATTATTTTTCCTCGTTGGATGAGCCACTACTAGAAGACGATCTACCAATAGTGTAGTCATCATAATACTCGCTATAATTTTTAAGTATCTTTATTTTACTCGCTTGAGATTGAGTTATGAGTTTTTCTTCTACAAGAAGTTTTTTGATCTCGTTAAACTCAAGATCTACTCCGGTGTTCGCCAGAATAGCAGCACGAATATAATGAAGGTTAATCTGAGTTGTGCTCATAGTATTTATATCATTAAGGGCATAGTTATGTCAACAGATGAAATTAATTAAGATTTAGTTTGACGAACAGTTAAATCCATGATATAACAGGATGGCAGTCCGGGGGGGTATAGTATATAGGGTATACTAACTTCCCTTTTTTATTAGTTCTTTAACTATTTTCTTAGCTAACGAGGGGTTATTCATACAGAAGGAAGTAAATCCATTCTCTAATCTCTTAACCATTGATTCCTCATTAGAGGTTGGTAATCCATACTCTTCCCATATAGTGTGAAAGATCTCATGAATTAATGTTTTATATTTTAATTTATCAGGTAAACCTTTTCTTATCGTAATCGTAGCTTCTTCATGATTACATTCCCCATAATCCTTTATATTACATTCTTTTAAAGAATATATAGTAGACCCTATTATTACATTCTGTTTATAGGTCAATACTGTGATTCCATATATTAGAAACAATACTCTTTCTAGGGCTAGTCTCTATTCCATTAGTAACTCTGTGAGGAGTTCCACTCTTAAATACGATTAATCTATTAGGTAGGGGTTTTATTCTTTCTGATGCTGGGGGAATACCTATTTCTAACATTCCCATATCATCTACTAAACTAATATCTTGATGACAATAAAATATACTTCCATACACAGGGGTCTCTATGATCCCTTTTTTTTCATATAGAGTTTCATCTTTATCTATATGCCAATCTAATCCTTTATTACCTTCCGGACTTATAATATGAGTCCACATTTCTATACCTGCTCTATCTAAGTAGGCATTTCTAATTCTATTGTCTAAAGTACTTACTCTTTCCCAGCTCTCTTTAATTACATTTAAAATTAAATCATTGTGGGGTTCTTTATCTTTTTCTACGAAGTCTGAAGCTAGGGGTTTCTTCCATAAAATAGGATCTTGCAGCAAGTAAAAAGTACCTGGGTCTAAGAAATTATCTATTACTATCATTTTATCTCCAAGGTAACATTGTCATACCAAGTTGATTTAAACCAAACTCTAATAATATGAATATCAATAGACATGGGCCTAATTGCCAAGCCCACCATTTCCAACCTTCTAAGCTATCTACCCATTTTCTAATTTTACTGTTTTCTGCTTTTTCAAATGCACCTGTTTTA